TACTTAGTTTACGTGGCTGACTAATCGACACAACAAGCGAAAAAAGATTAGGCGGGAGATTTCTTCCGCCTTCTCTCATCTTGACTATTTTAGTAAGAAATAATAAGGAATATTATGGCTTCCGTAGTAGAAATTTGTAACTCAGCTTTAAACCAATTAGGTGCAGCAAGTATAACTGCGCTTACTGACAATTCTAAGAATGCCAGACTTTGCAATGAAAGATATTCAACTGTAAGAGATGCGGTCTATAGATCTCATCCTTGGAATTGTTTAATTAAAAGACAAAGTTTAGCGCAAGACACAGCAACTCCAGCCTGGGGTTTTTCTTATCAATTTACCTTGCCAAGCGATTGCCTAAGAATTTTAGGTTTAGACGCATATAACCAAAATCACAAAGTAGAAGGTAGAAAAATTTTATGTGATGAGGCAATTATCAAAATTGTTTATATAGCTCAAATTACAGATCCAAACGAAATGGATGTTTTGTTAAGAGAAACTATTGGAGCAGGTTTAGCATCGGATATGGCTTATGCAATTACAGCCAACTTACAAGTGGCTAAACTAATGAATGAAAAATACAGATTTAAACTTTCAGAGGCAAGACACGCAGACGCATCCGAAGGTTATAACACAGACCCAGAAGTGGGACCAGTAGATCAAATCCTTACAGAAGATTATATAAACTCAAGATACTAAATATGGGAAAACAGTTATTAGCAGTTCCCAGCTTTACGGCTGGAGAGCTATCATCATCTATGGAAGGCAGAACGGATTTTGCTAAGTATTTTTCCGGCTGCACACGAATAGAAAACTTTGTTGTACTTCCACATGGACCCGTTACTAGACGACCAGGAACCTATTATGTCTCAGAAGTTAAAACTAGCTCCAACAAAACCAGATTAGTTCCCTTCACATTTTCAACTGAACAAACTTATATTTTAGAATTTGGCGATCAATATTTAAGATTTTATAAAGATAATGGTCAAATTACAGAAGCATCAAAAACTATTTCAGGATTAACAGCGGCAGACCCTGGTGTTGTTACAGCAACTTCACATGGATATTCAAACGGAGATCATGTTTGGATTAATAGTGTTGTTGGAATGACAGAAGTAAATGGAAGAAGATTTACTGTAGCCAATCAAACAACGCATACTTTTGAATTATCGGGAATTGATACATCGGGTTATACTGCTTATGCTTCTGCTGGAACGGCAGCAAAAGTTTATGAAATTTCAACACCCTATACAACAGCACAACTTTTTGATTTAAAATTCGCACAATCCGCAGATGTTATGTATATCTGCCACAGCAGCCATTCAGTAAGAAAATTAAGTAGAACGGGACACACAACCTGGACCCTTACAGAAGTTGAATTTACTGATGGACCCTACCTAGACAGCAATACCACATCCGTTACCATGACACCTGGAGCTGTTACAGGCAGCTCAATTACTTTAACCGCATCGGGAGCTACCTTTGTTGCAAACGATGTTGGAAGATTAATTAATTTCTCAGATGGTTATGCAGAAATAACTGGTTATAGTTCCGATACTGTTGTTACAATAAGTATTAAATCTGATTTTACTGCAACGACAGCTACAACAGATTGGAAGTTAGGAGCTTTCTGTACTGTTACCGGACATCCATCGGCTGTTAGTTTTTTTGAGCAACGGCTAGTCTTTGCTGCCACATCCCAACAACCGCAAACAATGTTTTTTTCTAAATCGGGAGATTATGAAAATATGACAACTGGAACTGCGGATGATAATGCAACAGTTTATACGATTGCATCCAACCAAGTTAATGCCATCCAGGCGATGAAAGCCACTAGAACACTTATTGTAATGACAACAGGTGGAGAATACGCTGTAAGCTCTGGATCCTCTCAAGACGCAATTACCCCTACCAATATTAATATTAGAAAACAATCCAACTATGGATCTTCTGGTGTTGATGCTTTATCCATTGGAAACGCCACAATCTTTTTACAAAAAGCCAAAAGAAAAATTAGAGAGCTGGCTTATAATTTTGATACCGATGGTTACACAGCTCCAGACTTAACTATTCTTTCAGATCATATTTCAAAAAGTGGAATTTTTGATATGAGCTACCAACAAGAACCTCACTCTTTGGTTTGGTGTGTAAGGAATGATGGTCAATTAGCCGGATTAACTTATAATAGATTAGAAAATGTTGTAGCCTGGCACAGACATATTTTCGGTGGAAAAGCTGATAGTGATAAAACTATTATTCAACAGAAAATAACTTTTACCTCTAATGCTACCAATGTTAATACCACAAACAATACGATTGCTTTAACTTCCCACGGATTATCAACTGGAGATCCCGTTTATTATTATGCCGGCTCTAATTTAATTGGGGGATTAAATAATTCAAAAGTTTATTATGTTATAGCGGCTACTACCAATACTATTAAATTAGCAACTTCCTCAACTAATGCTACAGCAGGAACAGCAATTAGTTTAACCTCGGCTCCTGGTTCAGACACTACCCAATATATTTATCAAGGCGTTAATATTAATAGTAATTTTATTTATTCTTCGGGTCATGAATTTATGACGGGAGATTTTTTATATTACAATAATACAGGTACAGCTATTTCTGGTTTATCAGAAAACACAAAATATTTTGTTCAAAAAATAGACGATAATCAAATTAAATTATTTTCAGACGAAAGTTTATCTACAGTAGTTAATTTAACCTCAGCTCACAGTTCAGAACAAACTGATAAAATTTTAACCCACGCCAAAGTAGAGACAATTGCGGTTATTGATGGCGAAAGCGATGAGGATCAAGTCTGGGTGGTTATTCAAAGATATATTAACGGAGCTACAAAAAGATATGTAGAATATTTTAAACCTTTTGAATTTAATGGAGATCTTACAGGGTTCCATTATATGGATAGCGGTTTAACTTATTCCGGTGGAGAAACTAGCAGCCTAAGTGGTTTAACTCATTTAGAGGGAGAAGTTGTGGATGTTATTGGAGAAGGATCCGCACAAACTTCAAAAACAGTTTCATCGGGAGCTATTACAATTGATACCGCTATTGACGAGGCTACAGTTGGATTATTGTATAGTTCAGATCTACAAACGATGAGATTAGATGAAGGCTATACCGAAACAACCCAAACGAAAACAACAAGAATTTACGATTTATCTGTTAGGTTTCAAGATACAGTTGGAGCTAGTGTTGGACCCAACTCTGATACTTTAACCACTATTGATTTTAGAGAAAGTGGAGCTTCTATAGATTTACCCATTCCATTATTTACTGGAGACAAACAAATAGAATTTGATAGTGGCTATGGAACGGAAGGATTGGTTTATGTTCAGCAGCCACAAGCTTTACCTATGACGATCCTTGGAATTTATCCTAGATTGGAGACAGAAAGTGTCTAATGTAGTTATTGTTCCATTTCAAAATGAACACGCTGACCAAATACTAAAGCAAGGTTTGAATAGTGATATTCTAGAATTAAAACCAGAACATAAAAAATATGCTTATTTTTTAAAAGAAATTGGTATGTCGTTCACGGGTCTTGTTAATAACAATCCGATTGCGGCAGGAGGTGTCTTTCATCTCTGGGATGGCGTTGCCGAGGGGTGGGTCTTGGCAAGTAAAGAAATTTATAAATATCCGATTTTTTGTGCTAAACACATAAAAAAGAGAACCGAAACAATTTTAAAAGCTAATAAAATAAAAAGATTACAAACTTCTGTAAAAGCTGATTGCACTATGGCATTAAGATTTGCCAAGTGGTTAGGTTTAAAGGAGGAAGGATTAATGAAAAGTTATGGTCCCGATGGATCAGACTTTGTAAGACTAGCAAGGATAATGAAACAATGAGTTTTTTTGGAGATATATATGCTGGTAAGGCTGCAATGGCAGCCGCAAATTATAACGCTAAGATCATGGAACGTAATGCTCAGATGAAAGAGCAAGAGGCTAGACAGATTATGTCTGTTCACAATGATTATAGCCTTCCAAGATTTGATAGAACAGTTGAAGAAATACAAGGAGCTACCAAAACATCTTACCTGGTTAGAGGCGCAGCTCTTGAAGGAACGCCAATTGAAATGCTTTACGAACAGGAATTAGAATTACAAACGGATAGAGATATTATGGATTACAACGCAGAAAACGCTAGAGATCAAAAAAACAATGAGGCTATCCAGGCAAGAGCTGACGCAGAGATGGCTAGATGGAGAGGTAAGGTTGCGAAGAAAGCATCTTACTATGCAGCTGGTCAAAGTTTATTAGATACAGGAGCAATGGTATATGGAGCAGCAAACCCGTAAGGATCAATTATGGCAATAAAATTATATAAATCATCACTAACACCAACAGTTAAAACTTCTAATGTTGAAGATAGAAGGCAGATTAGTTTAACAGAGGCGCAATCCGTTGGTAAAGCAATGAAAGGAATGCTGCACTCTGGAGAAAAACTTTATACCAAACACCTAGATATTAAATCTGACAATGAGCTTTTAGAAAAATCTAAAGAGATTATGAACGGAAAAGATGACCAGGAAGGTTTAAGTGCCGTTTCTCTTCAAGCTAAAGCAATGAAGGATCCCGATAAGGCTATAGCTTTATACAATGAAAAATGGAAGTCTTTATTAGAAACTTCAAAAAATGAAGTTTCCTGGATGGCTAAAAAGAAACTTTCATCCTGGATGAACAGACAAAATTTAAAAGATACTAACGCCATTAAAATTGCTGCTACAACCAATATGCTTGATGCGTTAAAAGTTAATATCACAGATAAAATAGAAAATTTAAAAAAATCTATTATTTTTTCCGTACCCGATTCTCTTGAACAAATAACAGCAAAACAAGAATTAAAAACTTTGCTATCTGAGAAGAAAACAATAGAATTATTTGGAGCTAGCTTAGATAAAATTAGAAAAGACACAGAGACAGAAATTGCTTTTTTCCGATATAAAAATGTTGCCATAGCCGATCAAGCAAAAGCATTGGAAATGGCAAAGAAAGACAAAAGAATATCTAACGATGATGGGAAATATTCTTATAACAAACTAAAATTAGCTTTTGAAACAGCCAACGCAAGCAACAATCATATTAATCAAGCCAATGTAAAGAAGATGGCAAGTAATTTAGAAAATGGAATATGGTTTAATCAAGAAGAATTTAATAATGCCGTTACCATTGCCACAGCAAGCAAAGATAGTAAAACCTTAATTAAATTAAAACAGATAGCTGAGGATGCTCCTATCTATGCAGCTCTCACTATGTCAACTACTGCTGAAATTGAGGCAAGACAATTAAATTTAATGGCATACAATAATGCAAACCCAGAGGGAATAAATTTAAAAGAGGCAAAATGGTTGGAAATTTCAAAAAAATATCTTGCGGCTCTCACTACCTCCTTAGATAAAGATCAATTAATGACAGCACACGACAAAGGCATTGTAACACTTCAAGAAATAGATTTCAGTAAAATGTTGATAACTGAGGATATTGCAGATTTTACAATGAATGTTGATAACAGAATTGCACACGCTAAAACAGTTGCAGCTTTTTATAATAGAAAAGTAAAATTTTTTACAACTAATGAAAGGAAGGCTATTGAAAGTGAATTTGCCAATGCTCAAACCTCAGATCGAATTATTCAGCTCTCTACAGTTTTAGTTAAAGCATTTGGAGTTGAAAGCAATTTAGCTTTTAAAGAGATTTCAAAAGACAATACTTTCTTATCTCATATTGGCGGATTAACTTTAGACAACGGTGGGGTTGCCTCTCCCGCTGTGGAGCTTGCAGCCGAAGGTTATTTACTTTCTAAAAAACCTGAGCTTTCCAAAGCCTATCTAGTGAAAAGCACAGATCCCAATGCTATTAGTGTTTTTAATAAATATGAAAATGCTTTTAACGAAAACCCAGGCACATTTAATAATGTAGTTGAGGCTGCCAATTATATTTATGCAGCTCAGTTAAGAAAGAAAGGCAAAACTGTGGATGATTTTAATAGTACAGATTATAAAAAAGCATTTGAAATGGCAGCAGGAGCAACACATACGGATATTTGGGGTTCTAATAAATATTTTTCTAAAAATGGTGGTTTTGATGAAGATACTAGGGGTAATATGGTTTGGATCCCACCCTGGGTAGAAAATGGTAAGTTTGGCGATATTATTGAAAGATTAAAATCAGATGAAAAGTTATGGTTAAAAGCCTCCTCTAATGGACAGAATGGCGTTATTGGAGATGGATCCAAACTAGGAGAAGAAATTACTTTAAGCGAAATTTTTAAAGAAAGGGATCCATATTTTGTAGGTGTAGGAAACGGCAAATATATAATTGCCATGGGAGAAGATCCTACCGAAGAAGAAGCTGAACCAGAATATGTAATGAATAGCGATGGTGGTTTCTTTACCATTAATCTTAATTTAATTAGAAATGAAATTATAACAGGATTGAACTAATGGGATTTTTCTATGACGAAGATACAGCTTTAGTTCCACAAGCCAATACAAGCTTTACCAAAGGAGCAAGAACCAACATAACAGAAAATCTCAAGTCTGTTTGGAAAGCTTTTGGAAAATCTGAAATGATGACTTCTGAAATGAGTAATAAAACAGAAGAATATGGTAATGCAGTTCAGATCTTACATAACGCAGGTCATACTGATTTTGTTAATCCTCTTGATGCAAAGTTTGATCCATTTATGGGTACAGGATTTGATAATAAAACGGGTTATGTTTCAACTGAAACAAGATCAACAAAAGAACTAGAGGAGGCTTTTTGGCTGGAAGTTGCAGAGGCTAAAAAAAATGATGATAATTTAAATTATAAATTAATTGAGGGGGGTGTAGATAATCAAGAGAATTTTCACAAAACCATCTCAAAAAAAGCTTTAACTTCCTGGAAAGAATATGCTGAAATAAGCGAAAGAGCTACACTTTCTGGAAAAATTATTGGAGGTTTTGGTGGAATGGCTGCCAGAGCTATGACGGATCCTCCAATGGTAGCTGCTGCTTTTGCATCATTTGGTTATTCAGTTCCCGCAACATTTACCGCAGCTGCTTTAAGGGTTGCTTATATGGAGGCAATTATTGGAGGCGTTGCTGAAACAATGATCCAATTAAAAGCTCAATCTTATAGAAAAGAATTAGGCTTTGAAGATGCAGGCTGGAAAACAGGTTTAAAAAATATTGCTATGGTTGCCGGTGCATCGGCAGTATTATCTCCGGTTCTTTTAGGAGTATTTAAAGCTTTTGGTCAAGGGATTAAATTTGGCAAAAAACATCTTTTAAAAATGCCAACCGAAGATCTCCAAAAAATTCATAAAGAAATGGGAGATCTTAATCCTAAGTACAAAGATAAAACTTTAAATGATATAGAGATACCAAAAAAAGATAATCCTTTTCCAGATAATGCTGCTGGCAGAACAGAGCATAGAGAAAGATTAAATGCTGCGGTTAAATCCGTTAATGAAAATACTGCTTTAGATTTACCGCCTGCAAAAAATCATATTGTTAAAGATAATCTTCAACCACCAGTAAATATCAAACCTGGAGAATTTACTGAAATTTTTGATGTTAATGGAAATATTATAAAAACCCAGGTGGTTAAAGTAAGTAAATCTGGAAACTCCATTAAAGTTAAACTAGCAGATGGAACTGAAAGAATTATCAGCCTGGATCCGAAATCGGGTGCTTATCAAAATATTAGAAATCCCAATTATGTTATTAGGCACGGAGCTGGAAATAACACTCAAGGCAAGTCATTACTTCAATTAACTAAAAAACAAATTAATGACACAAGAGAAATATTAATAAAAAGAAAAAAACATTTTGAAGATACAGGAGCTACAAATCAAGCAGCTTATAATGATATAGTGCAAGATCTTAATGCTCTTGATTTTACTGTTAATAAAGCCGTCACAGATATTAATTCTCCAAGAATTGAAAAGGCTACTTTTAGTAAGAATGAAACTAAGTTAGCGGAAGATCTTAATAATGTTAAAGATTTTGATGTACCTAATGAGGCAGCTTATAGAAATCAAGCCTCAGTATTAGAAGGGGAAATATTTACCGATGGTAGATCATTGGCTAGTAAAACCTCGGTAGATGCGGGAGCTGCTGCAAAGACAGTTCCTACTGGTAAGCCTTTGGCAAAAACCCAAGATTTATCTATAGCATCCCAAAAAACGGATGCACAACCCCCATCTTCCGTATTAGCAACTGCGCAAAGTAAGCCACCACTCATTCGTGGTTCTACTATTAGTTCTGTTGGCGATTTTAGTTTTCGTTCCATAGGTTTATCCCGTCAAAAAAGCAGAATATATCATATATCTAACGATTACAATGAGATTTACAACACATTATCCAAGAAAATGGATAGTGTTAAAAAAGAATTACAGCCAATAGCAACAAAATATAATGGCGATTTAAAGGCAAGAGTTAAAACACACAAAAAACTTAAAGAAAAATTTGTTGCAAAAGCACATTTACAGCCACAAAATGTATCAGATTATTTAGGAGCTAGAATTAGCTTAGATACTATTGCTCAAGTTAAATTGGTAGTTACGGAATTAGAGAGTAAATTTAAGTTTTTTGCAAAAGATGACTTTTTAAATGATATTGGTAGAACCTTAACACATAATACTGAATATAGACGGATCCATTTACAAGCCTTAACCAAAGATGGTTTTTCTTTTGAACTACAGATTAGTTTAAAAGAATTAGATCCGCTTGTAGATATATCTCACGCATTATATACAAAAATAGTTTATCAGGCAGACAATTTATCTCCAACAGTCAAAGCAAAATTATTAAAACAACAAGTGAAAGCTGAGGCTGATATGAAAAATACATATTTTAAAATTAAAGATAAAGAATTTGGAATATTAAAAACTGACAAGTCAAATTATGTTAAAATATATCATGGCACAACTGCAAAATTTAAAGAATTTGATTTAGATAAAAGTGGTGGTGGTGTTGTTTGGTTCACTACTAAAAAATCTGAAATAACAAGTGGTAAAAGTGGTGCATCAACATCGGGAAAAGCGGAAGATTTAAACATTATTGTTAGATATTTAGATGAAGGTAAATTAAAATTAGCCAACAGAGAATTAGACGATAAGTTAATGGAGGGACAACTTATTAAAAAAGGATATGATGGTGTAAAGTATGATGATTTAGGAGAAGGTATTATAAACTATAAAATATTTAATCCTAAAAAATTAATTAACGAAATACCAACTATTTCCACCATTAACAAAATCAAATCAATAACAAAAGATATGGATGCTCCTATTATTGTTGGAACAAGAATGGATGATGCTACAGGAGAAATAGTGCCTTTAATGACAACTGCCAGAGAAACATTTGAGCAAGAGGCTAAAAATAAAACGATGATGAAAAGACTAGAAGAATGTATGGGTTGGTAAAATGAGTTATAAAAATTGTATTCTTAAAGGTATTAGAGATGGCTTAATTAGTGATGAGCAAGCACAAAGGCTGCATAAAAATTTAGATGAAGTTACAGATTTATATCAACATCAAAAAAATCTAACTAAACCAGAAGCCGAAAAAGCAGCAGCTAAACAAGTTCACGATGCTATGAAAATAGAGCAGGCAGAGAAGTTGAGATACACTTTGCTAATGAAAAATAAAATGAATGAAATTGAAAATGTATTTGCTACCTATAAAAACGCTAATGGCGAAGTAGATATGGCTAATGCTTACAGAGCTTTATATGCACACGATCAATATGCACATCTTCCAAATATTGAAAGGCAGGTTGATATTGAAAGGGGTAAGGCTCATGCTTTAATGGCTAAGCTTATAGATGAGCAAAAGTATGGTTGGGGAGGAACAAAATCTAAACGAGCAAAAGCTAATCAAAAAATGATAGTTAGAGAAATATTTGGAGAAAATACAGGAAATGTTAATGCTAAAGAAATAGCACTTACTTGGAAAGGTGGAGCAGAGCATGTAAGAAAAAGAGCCAATTATTTTGGTATGAAAATTTTATCAAGAAAAGATTGGGGATTACCCACAATACACGATACTTCATTGATTAGACCCGTACCTAAATCAGCCTGGTTTGATTATATTTTACCCAGATTAGATGTAGAAAATATGATTGACGAAAGAACTGGCTTGCCTTTTAATAATAAAACTTTTCGTGAGACTTTAATCGGAGACAAGGGAGTTTATGAAAATATTACAACAGAAGGTATGGCAACCTTTAAACCAGGAGTTAATTCTTACGGAAAAGCTCTACATAATAGAAGATTAGATCATAGATTTTTAAAATTTAAAAATGCAGATGCCTGGATGGAGTATCAAGCCAAATTTGGAAATCCAGATGCGTTTAAAACAATGATGGATCATATCAACGGAATGTCCAGGGATATTGCTATGTTAAAGATCCTGGGACCCAATCCAGACGCTACTCATACCTGGGCATTTGGCGTGATTAAAAAACAAGCAGGTATTGACACGGCTGCGGAGGCTCAAGGAAAATTTAAGAGAAAAAAAACTATCATTAAAGATAGTAAATTAAAAAAAGAAGGAATAAAAATTTTTAGATCTGAACAAGATAGAACGAATGCAATTTTAGAAAATGTTACTAATTTATTTGCTCATCATAAAGGATCTTTACATAGACCCGTTGATGGATTTTTTGGAAATAGCTTTGCAGCTACAAGACAGATTTTAACTTCTGCGCAATTAGGAGGAGCTGCGGTTATGACTATTACTGATTTTCATTGGACCAGAATGGCAGCAAAATTCAATGGTTTGCCAGCAAGTAAAGCTAATGCCAAAGCTGTTAAATTTTTAGCAGAAGGTATGAAAAAAGATAAAGCAATGGGGAGAACGGCAATTAGACTTGGTTTAATAGCTGAGATGTGGAGTTCTGTTGCCGGGGTTCAAGCAAGATACTTAAATGAAGTGGATGCTCCCTTCTGGTCAAAAAGAGTTTCTGATTTTGTATTAAGAGGATCTGGATTATCTCACTCTACACAAGGCAATAAATGGGCGTTTGGCTGGATAGCCATGGGAGAGCTTGCAGAACAAAGTAATAAAACATTTAATAAATTACATCCTAAACTACAAAAACAATTCAAACGATACGGCATTGGAGAGAAAGATTGGGAAATTATTAGAAAAACAAAATTATATGATGCGGGGGTTGATGAACCTTCAATGGTTGGAAAGGGAGCTACTTTTTTAAGACCCGATGATATTCACGCAAGAGCAGATTTAGATAGTGCGACAAGAGAATATTTAACAACTAGATTAATGACTTGGCTTACAAATGAAACAAATTTTGCGGTTCCAACATCCTCAGCAAAAGGCAGAATTACTTTAGCGGGATCTTCTCAACCAGGTACAATAAAAGGCGAAATAGTTAATTCAATGCTTATGTATAAAAACTTTCCTATTACTTTGGGAATGACGCATTTAGCCAGAGGGTTTCAACAAGTAGGATTAAAAGGTAAAGCTAAATATTTAGTGCCAATGATTATTGGCGGAACTGTTATGGGAGCTTTTGCTTATGAAATAAAACAAATTGCAGCTGGTAAAAAACCAACTCCTTTAAATAAGATGGGAGCAAGATATTGGATAAACGCCATGGTTTATGGGGGTGGATTAGGTATATTTGGAGATTTCTTATTCCAGGATAGTAATAGATATGGCGGATCTTTTAGCAAAACACTTGCTGGACCCGTAGTATCATTTTTAGGAGATCTTATTAATCTAACTTTTGGTAATGTTTCAGAGCTTATATCTGGCGAAAAGACTAATGCTGGCAAGGAGCTTGCGGCATTTATTCAAAGATATACTCCAGGCAACAATGTCTGGTACACACGGCTAGTTATTGAAAGAATTTTATTTGATACCCTTGAAAAGCTTTTAAACCCTAACTACCAATCAGACACCAGAAGAAATATAAATAGCTTGAAGAGACGAACTGGTCAAGAATATTGGTGGTCTCCATAAAAAAAAGGATAGACAGAATTGACAAATTAATTTAATAGAAAAATTAGGGTAGGATTTTAATGCCTACAAATTTTCAAAATTTAAACTTATGACAGTATCAAGCACCAGTACAAAAGATTCATATAGCGGAGACGATAGTAACACACAATTTAGTTATACTTTCCCTATTCATTCAACTGCCGAGCTACAGGTTATTGAAAGATCCTCAGCAGGAGTAGAGACAGTTAAAACTTTAACGACAGATTACACTATCGTAGATAATGGATCTGCCGGTGGAACTGTAACCTTTGGCACAGCTCCGGCAACCGGAGTAACAGTTGTCTTATTAAGAAGTACCAATTTAACTCAAGGCGTAGATTATATAGCCAACGATGCTTTTCCAGCGGAAACGCATGAGGCAGCTCTTGATAAATTAACTTTTCAAATTCAAGAAACCCAGGAAGAAGTGGATCGTTCATTTAAAGTAAGTAGAACGAATACAATTACCTCATCCGAATTTACAACATCTGCAACAGACAGAGCAAACAAAGCAATTGGATTTGATAGTTCTGGAGACTTAACAACCATTGCAGATTTCAATCCAGTTGGCGGAGATTCAGCTTTATTTCAATATTCAACAACTACGACTGACGCA